CTCCAGGACTGTGTTCCTCTAGGAAATGTCCCAATTCATGAATAATTGTTTTTTTCTGTTCGGCAGTTGTGATGAATAAACTTTGCCCTTTAAAATATGCTCTACCATCAGGAGGCAATGCTTTTAAAAAGACTCCCAAATCTTTATCCCACATCTCTTCACTTATAAATTTAGAAAATTCTTTAAAAGATTCATCAATATTTTTAATCTGTTTTGGACTGAAGCCCTGTTTTACAATATGATGCACATCAAATCCATCTTTATTTACATACAGTGATTCTTTAAATGCGTCTCCTTTAAGTTCTTTAGTCAGACCTTTTATTGCCTTTTTTACTTCCTTACCTTTTATTTGTTTCTTACAGCACTGGCAGATGCTTTCGATGGTGCAAGTATCTTAGGAATTGGAACTTTAAAATTTGAAAATTGTTTCATATATGCAAACATATCGTCATATTTAGTAGGCATGCGTTCACCAAAATAAGTAAGTGCTTTTACTGGAAATTTAGACTGTCCAAGAACTATAAATTCGGTTTCAAATTTACTACCAAATCCAGTTTGACAAGAACCCATAATATTATTAATCGGGATTTTTGTTTGCGTTATCATCTTATATTTATGATAAGGGTCATACGCTGAAAACTTCCCAGCTTGTTGTATATCAGTGGCAAATGATGATAAAGGTTGTAATCGAAGTTCTCCTTTCATTAAAAAAATATCATCTTTAAAATTAAAACCCGAAACTTTCTCTGCATATCTAGCTCCTCTATACCCAGTTAAATGTGTTATTCCTTGCTTCTTGAAATATTCTTGTGTTAAATCATATTGTGCTCTCAAGAAAGCTCGCATAGCTTTACCTTGTTCTGCATAGATTTTTAATATTTCTCCTGTTTTCTCAAAATGACCTAAAGCGGCAGTTGTTAATCTAAATTCTTCTTTAGCTGCCATTTGCATAGCAATCGCTTGAGCATTTGCATCTCCAGAAGTCCCCGCCCATTGACGAATCCAATCACTTATAATGCTTTCTAAGTCACTTGAATCAACACTCCAAGGGTGAAGTCCTTTTTGTTCAGCAACATATTCAAGGAAATCTTTATTATTTTTTAATTTGTCAGCAAGTGTTTTTGCGATTCTTTCTTTAGTCATTTCTCTCGTTTCTTTAACTGTTCTAGGATTGAGCATTATGCTATTAGAATCTCTTTCTACGATAAGTTGTTCTTAGTTTGCATCAGATAATTCTGGAAGTTTTCCTCTTGAAGTAGGTAGCCTTGTACTTGGAATCTTTTCTTTTTTGCTTCCATGAATCCAAGTACAACGACAAAGTGGATGTAAAGGAATCATTCCGTCTGCTTCTTCAACCGTAAATTCTTGTCCATCGTAATCATCACAATCAGGACAAGCCCCAACATTTGCTGCCCATTTCAAAGTTCTATATCCTGCATCTTTATAAGATAATCTTTGTCCTTCATTTACTGCCCTCATTGATTCAGTTCTTGCAATCATTTCAGTTCTATATTTATGAAGTTTATCCTCATATTTCTGTAATAATTCTTGAACTTTTCCAATAGACATTTCTGGATGTTTAGCTCTCAAGTCAAGCCAATATTTCGTCGCCGCCTCTGCTTGTGGAGAAGTCAACCCTACTAAAGGATATATTTCTTTTGCAACTTTACTCATATTTTTTCCCTCTATGAGTCCTTGACGTATAAATCCATTTATTGCTTTTTTGGTATTGTCCCCAACTCCATCAACTAATTGAGAACAGATTTCATATACTTTGTTTATCGCCCCAGTATTAACAATATCAAATGCTCCTTCGATTCCTGCTATCTTATTTGCCACATTTCCCGAATTAGCCATTATCTCTAATGTCGCAGGTTTAAGCATTGTGACTCCTTCTTTATTTAACTTTTTCCAATCTAATAAATTTGTAGTGATATTAATAGCTTCATCTTTTTGAAAATTAAAAGATTTGCTAATATATTTTTTTTTAAAAGCATTGTTGATTGCCTTATTTGTATAGTCCATATAAGCTTTGATATAAGGAGAAAAGAAACGATAACTTGCTTCGGCTAATTTAGCATTCATTCTCAAGACTTTTCCCTTATGATTAATCGCCTTCAAAAAATCATCAATAGCATACTCAAAGCTAAGGGCTTTTCTATATCTGGGATTTTTAATTTTTTCTAGAACTGCATACATATTATCAATCCTCGTAATATTTTTCTACATCGAGATAATTATTCCTATCAAGTTTTTTTAATCTTTCTATAGTTGTCTTATACACATCATAAGCACTCAATTTAGGATAACCGAATATATCTTCATCTCTACAATGTTTCATTTCTATTTTTAAGTTTTTGATTAAATTATCTACGTCGCTTTTAAATATCAAGTTTTCCCCTTATAATTTTTTAATAATTTCGCAATCATTAAATCATCTTGATTTCCTTTCTTAACTTCCAATGGAATCTGTATTGTTCGCTTTTGCATTTTACGCAATACTTTTATTAATAACTTTATCCAACCATCAGATTTAGCATGAAATACTGTAAAAGAATCTCCTAAAATATTGATTTTATATTTGTATTCCCTTTTTTCGTTTTGTATCAAAGTATTAACGATTTGGATATCTTCCAGTTCATCAAGATTTATAAATACTTTTGCTCTTAACATTTTATTCTCCTATTTTCACTCCAATATAAAAAATATCTTTTCCTTTTACAAAATTAACAGGATAACCAAATAGAAATGCTTTTCCTGTTACAATGTCTATAAAATGACTTACTGTTTTATATTGACCAACTACTATATTCTTTACATCATAGCTCATAAAAATATTAACATTTGCTGCCTTAAATCCACTATCAAATAATTTATTAATTGTATCATACATTGTCGCCAAAATATCACTATTCATTTTTATTCCTCATGAGTAATTTTTTGAATTTCTTCTTTAAAGTTTAAAATCGATTTCGTGAAATCTGCCTGTTTAGTCATTTCTTCCTCTAATCCTATTTCAACAAAAGTACTTGCCATATAATGTTTATCACCATCTGGATAATCTTCTCCAATTCCTAATAAATTGATTACTTGATTTGGAGTAAGAACTCCGCATCCAATTAATTTATAATATCGTTCTACTTCAGCATCTAAATCACGAACATCTATATCATTGAACTTGAAGATATATGAATGACAATCTAATCCATTTTCAATAATAAGCTGATTAATAATATTTTCTAATAATTCCTGTAAAGGTTCAATGACACTTTGTTTATAAATTGACGTAGCTTCTCTAGTATTAGTGCCACCAAGTCTTCCAACAACCGCTTTACCTAAACGATATGGAGGCATTGAAAAAGCCAATAATATATCGTCCTCTAATAAAGTTTGATATGCTTTAAACGAACCTTCCTTCACATCAACGGACAATGGTTTAAAAGTTATTTTCCCTTCTTCTGGAACAGTAAGTACTAATGTTTTATTTTGATTGTTAGAACCTTTTACTTCTGTATCTAAAAATTGAACAATATATTCTGATACCTCTTCATTCCAGTCACCTTCTAATATTACAGCATAAGCAGGAACTGAATAATTCGAAAAGAAAGATAAATTGTAAGCTTTTATTTCAAGTAGACAAACTATTGAAGCTGTAGCTGGAAGTATTTTAGGGATTGGATAATAAGTGCTTTTCCCATAATCAGTACCAAAGAATATTAATTCGTTAGCTCTTTGTTTAAAAGGGATACTATTACTTTCTTCTCCTGATTCTGCATTAACATTTTTCTCATAACCGAAATCCTTAAACCAGACTTTTTTATTATCCACTTGTTGACAATATTTATTCCTATCTTTATGTATAAAAAGATTTGTCCCTCTTACAGAATAAATCTCAACTATTTCTCTTTTTAGATTTTTTACTACTTCAAGTCCAGCAAATCCCATTATTCCTCTACATCCTAATATGTCATTGAGAACTTGTTTCAAATTTTGTTTTGGATTAGGGTGATTTAAAAGGGTATTTATTTTCTCTAATTCTTCTTTAGTTTCAGTGTTTTCTTTGATATCTTCTTTTAATACTAATTTCCAACCTAATCCTGCTGTATCTTCTGCGATTTGATTTACACAAGAAGAAAAATATTCGCAATGTTCGTACAGTTCATATAGAGTATCAAAGGAATAAGAAGGATGTGGAATCAATCCCGATTGACCTGTCCATTTTCTTTCTTGATTAAGTTGCTTTGTAGATTTCTCAATTGCATTCTTTTCACTTTTGAAGACAAGTTTTTTCTTTTGACCTATTCCTTTAGAATAAACGGTGCCTATCCTTTGTTTTTTTGGAGGGTTACTATCGGGGTATTTTTTGCGATATGCATTATAAACTTTCTGCAATGTTTTATTCAAACATAATCATCTCCTATTTTATTTCTTTTTCAATTTCTTTTTTAATAAATCTTTTTAATTTTTTACGCCTTAATTTTCTATAATATTTCTTTTGCCAAGGGTTATAATCGCCTCTAAAATCTCGCCAATCGTATATTTCCACTGTACGTTTATTCTCTATATTAGGATTGGTACTCATTGAATACTCCATAAAGCACCAAAGCTAAGAAACCACATAAATCCTAAAATAACATTCATTGTATATACTTGCATTTTGTTTGTTTTGTCCCATTGTTTAGATATATGAGCATAAATAGAAGCTATATTGAATAAGGTAAGATATGCAAATAAAAGTGATACAATTATTCTTATTAAATATATCCCGATTGTCATTCTTTCTCCTTATCTTCATAAATGGCTTTTTCTATTTCTCCTTCTATTGCTGTTCCTCTAAGACATAATGTTTTCCGTTCATCTCTTAATTCCTTAATAAATTTCTTCAAAGTTCCTTCAAATGTTTTTCCACAACTCATATGTGAGTTGATTACATTTTCGGTGAAAAACGCTTCACATTCAGCACAAAAATAATCGCCATCTTTTTTAATATTAATTTGAATATTATCCAAGTCATCAATTTCGTATCCCGTTTCAGGGTCAGTAATCTCCCAGCCGTATTCACAAACATAACCTGGATATTTGTTTATATTTCTTTTTCTCCATGACAATTCAGACGAATAAAATCCATTCAATTTTCCTTTTTTTTGTAGTTTCATTATTTGTTCTAATTTGTAATCTTCTATTTCGCCTATTCTGTCATCTTTTATGAAGTATTTTTTCATATTTTTTAGTAATCTCCATTTCTTCCATCATATTTAAAACTTCCTTAATTGTTATAGTAGGACTTTCATGCATTATCTTAAATCTAGGATGTGCATTTTCATGTGAATAATCTAATTTCCTTTTCAATTTATCCCACAATGCTTTATAATCTGATTTAGAATTCATTTTACCCTCCTTAAATATGAAACAGGTCTTGCCTCTAGAGCAAAGGAATCGCCAAAGCAGACCCTTACAAGACCTGCCCAACTATCAGGACAGAATATATCCCTCATTATTTATAATATAATAGTTTATATATTAAATCAAATAATATTGAGAATGCCATTATTTTCCTCGAAAGAATACTCCTCCACGTGTTGCTAATTTATTAGTTCTCGGAGTTAAAATAATAGGTTTATCTTTTTTGGGTTCTTCTATCACTTTATCTTTTGGGAAAACTATTTCTTTTTCAGATTGTTCTTCTGGTTTATCCTGATTTCCCTTTTTTAAATTTCTGAAATAAATATCACCTTTTTTAATTCCCATCTTAACTAAGTGAGAATAGATTGCCATTCTCTCTGCATCCATTAAATGGTCTTGCCATTTAACTGGTTCTTCTAATACATTTTCATTAGCGTCCTCTTTATATTTATATGCTCGTTTTTCACTGATTAAGTCTAAACTATCTTTTGCAATATATTGAGTATGTCTCTTCACGAAATCAATCCCGATACTAACACTCCCACTACCTTTATTCGCTTTTTTCGTGTTTTTAAAGACTCTTCTGAATTCTTTTATTCTTGCAGGTTCGGCAGAATCAGCATATATAATAGCATTAATGTCCGGTATTAATATTTGTGCTTCTTCAATTAATTGGGGATTAGTCAAGCCTCTTTTATAAAGCAATTGTCTTTCGTATATTATCTTATCTTTAAATCTTATTTCTGTTATCGCTGATGGATTATTGAATCCAAAATCCATTCCATATATTGTAAAGTCGCAGCTATCATATTCAGGAAAATCTTTAAAAGGTATTGTTGTCCAATTTTTATATATAATATTCTTTCTAACTCCCCATTGACCTTGTGCATACACTCTGAAGTATTCAGCATCTTCACGTTCAAGGGAGATTAAATCGTTGATATATGCTGCAGTATTGAATGGATTGTCTTTGTAAGTACTATGACATATACCCAATCTATTATCTTGAGGAGTTATAAATTTTGTATTAATCCAATGGTAAGAGTCAATAGGATTAAATGTTCCAAATAATTGATTAGGTCTATCGTTTTTTGCTCTTAGAATCATAAGTAATCTTCGAAAATCTTTTATAGTAAATTCTGTCAATTCTTCAACCCAGATATAATTGACATTATAACTTTTAAGTTTTTCTGGGTCATCAAGACTTTTGAATCTCATTTGATTACCGTTAAAAGAAAGTAGCATTTCTGATTTATTCAAATGTTTTGGTAAATTATATTCGTCAATTAAATCAATGATTAATTTATAAGCAGTTATACGGAGGGAAGGAGAAGTCTTTCTGACGACTAAAAATTGTTTACCTCTTTCTTCATCAAAGAATTTCTTAACAAAAAACTGCCCAACCGAATGGGATTTCCCACTAGAAGAGCCACCATAAATAAAATTAATTCTTTTTTCTGTTGTCGATAAGAATCGCCAAAACTTTCCTATAATAGGTATTGCCATTTATTCCATCACTTACTCCTTCCCCTTTATTCTTCCTCTTCTTCTGTGTCTAAGTAATCCCAATAAGTTTTATAATTTATATCATTTATAACTCTTTTCAAATCTCTTTCTATTCTTGTTAATATTTCTACTTCTTTATTCATCAATTCTCTTTTATGTCCTTCTTCTGGATTTAGATTAAGTGCTCCAAATTTTTCCAAACTTTCTTGTGTTATAATCTTTATAGCATTTTCTAAACAAATAGTGTAATCCCATAATTTATCGTTTACATCCATTTCACTTACTCCTTTCCCAAACTTTCCCATTCCAGACTTTGTTATATTTCTCTTTCATGACAAAACAAAATAAAAGTTCTGTTATAGAAAAATCTTCTTCATCTTCTTTAGGTGTATTCATCAAAACTACAAAGGCTCTTTGTTGTGATATCTGCATTTCGCTTATATATTTGCCACTTAAAAATTTATTAAATCTAAATACTACATGAACTTTATCTTTTATTTCTGGCAACATATTCCATAATTTCTCTTGAGTGGGTAGGTAAAGATGATAATAATTTCTAAACCATCCCTTCATTCTTTCTGTTAAATTTAGATGCATAATCTCAATTTCGCCAGCCACATTTAGAAAATATTCTCCACCTTCATATTTACATGCCGCTTGTATCTCTATTGCCGTTTCACACATCTTAATATAATTTTTAATTATCATGATATCCAATCCTCTCCTGTCCAGACTTTGTTATATAGCCTACGCATTGTAAATTCCAATATACATTCCTTCAAACTATCGTAGTGATTCCAAAAAAATGCAGTTTCTTGTATTGATGTTTCGATAAAATATTCACCCTTCCAATTAATTTCAAAATGAAATGGCTTTATATTCTTTTCTAATATATTTAATAATTGTTCAAGAGTTGGTAGCCAAAATTGATGCTTTAGATTTTCTGTATATTCTGCTTGAGTATGTTTTTTGTTGTCTACGCAAGCCTGTCCAATTTCCCTGCTTTTCGTATAACAAAAGAAATCCATATCCTTTGGTCGCCACGCTCTCTGCATCTCTGTTGCCATTTCACACATCTTAATATAATTTCTAGTTATCATCTGTTTTTTCTTTCTTCGCTATGATATGACTGTCATGCCAATATATTAATTCTCCTAAGCTCTTTTTAGTAATACCATATTTGTCATTTATTTTATCCCACCATGCTCTCCTCATTTTTTCATATTTTATTTCCAATCTAGCAGTTACTTTTAGAATGGCTTCATAACTTTTTTTAATCTCTAGAATGTCATCAATCTCTTTTATTAAATCTTTATCCTCCAAGCGTACGGGCAATAATACTTTTTTCTTTTTCTTGAACATTTTATCTCCTTTTTAATTTTTTGAATTTATCTGGTTTCTAAATTCATTATATAAGCTATGTCTTTTCTAATTTCTACTAATGGGATTATCGATGTTAAATCATTATCTTTAACAGCCTTAAGTATTAATTTATCTAATTCAACTGCTATTTCATCGCTCATAATTCCGTCGCTCATAATTTGCCTCCTTCCATTTTATTTAGGTGATTGGGATAGTAGGATTTCTATTACCCACATTGCCTAGAGCATACGTACGACTATCTCTAGTGTCTTATTTAGTGATTCGACAGAGCCCAACCTTTGGTGGAGATGGTAGGATTTGAACCTATCCACAAGTTTTAACGATGATGGATATCTTTTGATATGAATATATCACCCATCATGAACAAACGCATTTAAACATGGTTTAAACAAGGATTTATTCGTATTTTAATTAAGAGTATAATTATATATCGCAAATATCTTTTCTTTCTCGTTAAAAGTCATATCGTCCCAAATATTGATAAATATATAAGCTGCTCTTGGAACGCTCAAATTCTTTCTCCATTCATTCAACATTTCTTCTCTATCAGCTCTTTCGTCCGCTAATCGTACAGCCCTTACTTCCGCTATCGCTTTATCTAATTTGTTCATTCATTATATCCTCCTCTAAATCTTCTTGGGAAGGTTGTGTCCTTCCTATCTCTCTCATTTGCATTCCACATTCTGGGCATTCGGGAATATCGTTTTCGTAATAGTCGTCCATATCTACTGTAAATTCTACATCGCAACTTTCGCATCTATAATCTACTTCTATGCGTGCCATTTACTTTTCCTCCTTATTTATAATATCCCACAAACCTTAAATCTATTTCTACTACAAGATACCTTCCAGATAAAGACAACATATAACTGCTAAGTCGATATCTCTCGCCATGCCTAAAATCGATTTCCTTATATATTTTAGCTGGTAACATTTTTTTATTTTCATTGGTAAGCATAGTTCCTTCTTTGAATGTATCGTCTATAATATTGATAGTTTCATATGTGTCTTCAATTAAAAATTCAAGAGATATGTTTTTTTGAATTTCTTTCATTATAATTTTTATTGGTTTTTTCGACATCACTCTACTTTCATCCATCTTCCTCCACTCCACACTTTATGATAAAAGTCTTTCATGATAATTTCTAAACATAATTTTTTATCAAACCAATTTTTCTTTTTTAATTCCTCGTGTATTCTACGGATAAAGTGCGTTGGTAAATGGTCGCCTGCTAAATGGTTTGGATGTACTTTATGGTTTTCATTACAAAGTCTACTCCATATATCAAATAGTTGTTCAAGAGTTGGTAGCCAAACAACTCCATCTTTTTTATATGTACCTATAACAGAACTACTTATTATATTTTCGTCCAAAACTATATGATGTGGGTCTTTTAAATAATCTGTATGTATAAACCAATCGCCCATTCTAAATTTAAATAATTTTTGTATTTCGTTTGCCTTTTCGCACATCTCTTCATAGTCACTAGTAAACATCTAATCCTCCTTATCAATAATAGTACAAATATCATCTCCAAATTCATCTTCGTATTCTTGCCACTCTTTAGTTTTTTCATCAAAATATTCTAATCCAGAAATATTACTAAAATCAGGTTTTATTTTTCTTTCGAATTGAAAGTTATCATAATTCCAAATTATATTTAATATTGATATAGCCTCACTGACCGATTCAACTTCTACCCTGAAAATATCCTTATCGGTTTTGGCTGGGATTTGTGGAATATGCCAAACTCTTAATTTCATTTCATCTCTCCTTTATAGTTATATTATGTGTTTCACAATATTCATCAATGAACTTTCTTTCCGAATGATATTCTGACATATAAAGCATTACTATTTCACAATTTTCATAACCAAGAATTTTTGTATAACTTGAAATATATTTAAAATTACCTTCATGCTTTATTATGTAATCGCCAGCCAACAAACTACTTCCAAAAATAAGAGTTGCTTTCATTTTCTTACTCCTGTTAACCTGTCTTTTATCAGCCCTGTTTTAATATCGTATTCTTTGTTAATAGAAAAGAAAGACATCAAGTCATGCTCAAGATGTCGTATCCTTGCTTCTCTAACTGTCAATGTAATTTCTGACCATTTCTTTGACCTTTCGTAGTCTTCGATTGAATCCTTGTAATCTTTCAATATACCTTTCTTAATTCCTTTTGCATTCATTTTAATCCTCCTTTTCTTAATCAATTTATTTATAAACAACTACTCCTTCTTGATATATCTTCAGTGAATCTCCACTGTCTACTATTATTGTTTTATCAAAAATAATTTTATGCACGGATGGATAACCAGAGTTTGTCCTTACTGCTTTTACCTTTATCGGTTCTTCAATTCCATTTCCTCGAATAATAGATGCTTTAAAGATATAATCATTATCTTTTTTCCATATTTTTTCTTTCATTTTTACCTCTTATCCTTGCTGATTTAGGAAAATGTTTTTTCTTTTTTTCACTCGCAGCTTTTTTCCATTCTTGTAGACCTTTTTCAAAATCTTCTTCGTCTTTTTTTGTAATGCTCATATTCTTACCTCCCTCCAAATATTGCACCGATTACAAAACATATAACTCCAGTTAAAAAACATGATATTATTAAATCCATTACCGAAATAGATGTGTCCATTCTTTATAATATTATAATTTATATTATTCAAATAATCAAATTAAATTGAAAATCCGAATTATTCTTTTTTATATCATAATTCATCAAATTCTTTTGATTCATGTTTTATCTGGGAAGTGTTTTTCTTTCAAATCATCTAACACACATTGCTAAGTATTCTATAAACTTAGTTGCTCTATTTGTTGCTTTCTTCGTATCCATATTATTTTCCATTTATTCCTCTCCTATAAATACCAAATCTTTACATTCTTTAAGCTTATCTATAAATTTGATATCTACATTTCCCTTTTCTAAATATCTTATTAATCTTTCCAAAACTGTGTACACGGAATAACCAACATTACGAACTATCATTTCTTTCCCTCCTTAATGATTCCTTTAATATTGTGAATTATGTCAATTAACAAAAGCCCATTCATTGTTCCAGACAAAACAAGAAAACCTACAACAGTCAAAATATTAAAATCTCCTGATGCATTAGCAATCAAAATATAGATTACTACAATAAACGAAAATATTTCTATAGATGCTAAATAAGCATATGATAATTTAAGCATTGTTATCCTCCTAATTTATTAAATATCTTATTGATACTTCTTTTAATATTTCATTAGTTTTTTCATCGATATATTTTTCATTAGAAAAAAAATTATCTTTTAAAATACCTTCTACAATAGTTCTGATTGCTTTCCGAAGTGCTTCCTTTTTGGTTATGGGACTAGAATATATATCATATATTGTTTTATTTGTCATTTCTTACCTCCTCTATATCTTTTTTGAATTGCTCATACGCTTTTCTGTATCTGCCCTTTCTAATATTCTGACTGACAATCGAGAGAATCGACCACAGAACTATACAGCCTATAATTATTAATGCATTCATTTTTGTTTTCCTTCCCCGAATAAATCATATATTATTTTTTGATGTTTATCTCCATCCTTGATAGCTCCTTGTAAAATATAATTCCAACAACCAGTTGCTCCATTATAGAGAGAGCGAAATCTATATCTCATGCCCCAATCATCACATTTTTCTTCAATCTCATATATTTTATCTTTCATTGTTTTATCTCTCCTAATCCATCTTCAGTTAATAGAAACTTTTTACCTGTATCTTTGAAACTATTCTTTAAAAATCTACATCTACCACTCTTTCCATTACACGGTTCATAGTCCTCACATTCTGATTTACCACAATCGCCCAATGCTGGGAATTCGCCCATCAAATCGCACCACATGGGGCCGCCAATATCTCTAATCACTTCATGCAATATCATATCTTCCACGTCTTCATTTTCGTCTAACATTTCTTCAAAATAATCCAAGGTATCAACATTACCATCAGTTTCTTTTTCTTTATTATGAAAATATTGTTTTTTCATTTTATCCTTCCTTTATTAATTCCATTAATTTTTTATCAAATTCTTGTTGCGTTATTTCTTTATCTCTTAAACTAATCGCTATATTCCGAATTTTAATAAATAATATTGTTTTCATTTTTCCTCCCTTTCATAATCTATTATTTCTTCCAATATCATAGTTAATCTTTCTTTATCATCTTCCACAAAGATATATGATTTATATCTTGCAATGTCTTTTATTTCCTGTATCAACTTTTCTGCTTTTGCTAATTTATATGTCGGCATTATATCCTCCTCTATTTTTTTATATGATTTCTTACTCTCCATAATATAGGCAATATCTTCCAAAATTCATCTTCTGAAAAAAATTCACGCAAACTTTTAACAAAATTTTCTTCTTCTTTGTAATAACCACTAACCATCATTGAACATTTTGGGCATACAAGAGAAGGTCGTTCCTCAATCATCCATTTTTCAATTCTTGTATCACATACACAGCAATATTGTTTTTTATCCTCCATTTTCATTCTCCTTTTTTATTTTTTTGTGCTTCTTCTTCACATTTAGCACTACAATATACTTGTCCATGTTTTCTAATCATATTCCTATAATCTATAACTTTCATGGGAAATTCCTTTTTACAATATTTACAGATATGTGGTTGTTCCCATTCGTCTTCTAAATAAGTCATTTTATTTTCCTTCTTTCCTTTGTAATTTAAATTCCTTTTGAATTATTTTTTGTAAGTTCTCTATTTCTGCTGATGTTTTAAGTCTGAACTTTACGTCTAAACCATGATGGTCAATATTTAATACAGTAAGCATTTCTTGCCGTTCTTTTTCTGTAAAATAACGATTCACTGTTATCTCCATTTTAGGTCCGTCCTCAGTATCAACATGAAAAGCCTTCATATCATAAGATTTATGAAGCTCAAATTTTTTCCTCAATCCCTTTAAAAAATAATATCTTTCTACTGGATTCATTTTATATTCTCCTTTATACTTCCTATACATTTTTTCCCTGCATATAACATTCCATCTCTATCATAGAAGTCTTTATATTCAAATAAGTCAGTAAACATATTTTCTATTAATTCATATTGACCTTCATAATATTTTTCTGCATCATCATCACAGCAAGTATTGTATCTTTCGTATACTTCTCCATACTTCTCTAATAGATATTTCTTTAATTCTTTTTTAGTCATTATTTTCTCCTTTAAAATCTATAATATTTCGTTACACTTTTTTCACATCTTACTAATAATTTTATTGAGCTTCCTACCTTTAATTTTTTGCCTTCTTTCTTGATATGTTCTATGGATTTTCTAGTAATATCTTTTCCGTCAACTGTATAATAAATAGCCCAGTCCTGTCCATATCCTTTAACCGCTAACCAAAGTATTCCTATCCCAAATACAGGGTCAACATACATTCCGTTTTCTAAAATGTCTCCTTCTTCTGCTTCTCGTAATTGTTTCAGTGTTATCATTCTGATTCCTCCTTTAAAATCTATAAAGCGCAAAAGCCTCATCATCACAAGGGACTAAATCTCTTATGATTTCTTCCGTAAAACATTTATCTCCTGTCATACTTACAACTTCTATACTTAAACCTGAATGATGATAGTAAATCGCCCAATCATACACCCCTCCTCTTTTTGCTATCCATCGTATCTCTCCGTCTTTATAAAGTCTATTATCGAATCTTATTCCAGTTGCAAATATTGTTCCTGACGGCATATCTTCTAACATTTTTTTATCTAACATTATTTTCCCTCCTTTGTTACATCTTTGAGTCGGAAATAATTCACGTCCTTTTCAATTACTCCACAACATATGCAAGCTACAACTTTCACTAATTCAGTATGATTTTCTTCTCTTTCTGGACTTTGAACTGGAACATCTACATAACGATTAGATTTTAGCCTACCAATTACTTTATATTTATACATCTCATTTTCATAATCATATCGTTTTTGTTCTATTCTTACATAATCGCCAAAATCAATATCCATCATTTCTCCTTTTTTAATAGTTCTTGTGAACATTTTTCACAGGCTAATAAGTTTTTGCCTTTTGTTAATACTGCTGTTACTAATTCCCCATGCTTAAATTTTTCATAACACATAAAACATTTTCTTTTTTCCCATATATTAGAAGTTCTCCCTTCATAATCTACTTTCATAAATTCTTTTCTAATAGAAATAACCTCGTGTCCGTTAATATTCATCATTTCTCCTTTAAATGTTTTTGTTCAAGTTTATACATCATCAAATCACGGAGACATTTTGATTGTTCTTTAATGCCTTTTAATCCATCAACACTATTCGTAAAGTTCAAAATTACAGGTGGCCCCATACCTTTAAGTTCATGCCACATTTTCTGATAATTCTCTCCTCGTTGCAATAAGGTAATAATATTGTCTATTCTCCATTCTTTTAGTTCTGCCGCTTTTTCTGCATCTTTTAACCATTTGATTGCTTCTTTTGTGTTCATCAATTCTAATTCAAAATCTGTATCTTTCATTGAAAACTCCTTTATTATTCTTTAAATTCTTTTCTTAATTTCGCCAACTCTGATTTTGTATCCGTGATATTAGCTTGAGCTGCTCTTAATGCATCGATTATCTCATGAAACCAACCAGTAGCTTTTGATGTCGCTTCTGATTTAAGACTTTCTCCATTGACGTAACCAAAAAATATGCTATTAATTTCTGAGATATTATTTAAATTGTTTTTTGAATCTAATAAAATATCACCTAATGCTTTACTAATAGATTCTGTCATCTTGCCTTCTATTTGTCCATTATCTATCTTTTTGTCCATTTCATCTCCTTTTTATTTAATATTAATTTCCATTTTCGGGACATCGATATCAAGTGGCTGGTCCATGAATGATACATTCATATTTGTCGTAATTAGAGTATCTGTTTCGGCATCAAAGAAATACCAAGTTCTTTCGTCAATTCCTGAATAGAAAACCCCATCTAATCCTGGTGCAGGGATAACCACATCTTCGTGAGTAGAATCATCAATAATCTGTTTTGGATTTGAAATAGCTACTCCATAACTTAATGGTAAAGTGCTTGATACATAATAACCAAGTATTTCTCCAGTCATTGGGGCATGAATATATACGTACCATTCTTTGTTGACAACATCAACTCTCTTCAACCATTTATTGATTGCTTTTCTAGATAGAAAATTTTGTATCTCATAAATTGGCTCTATCATCTGTGCCCTTACCAGTACTTCCCCTTGAATTCTTTGGTCTTCTTTTAAAGCTTTTTCTGAATTGGTATCTTCACATCCTACTAATAATGCACAACTTAAAACTAAAATCATTAAAAATACTATTGATTTTTTCATTTATTTTTCCTCCTTTTTAACATAAGTTACTATAACTTTATTAACTGGTACCATTTCACATATTAAATGTTGGTCAATCTCATATCCCATATCTCTTACATTATCTTCTCCGGTCGCTTTAGCATTGAAATATCTAATATAGTGTTCTCCTACTTTTATAATATATCGATATATGTTCCACCAGTCTTGTTCAGCTATTAAGGTTTCTTCTACTAAGTTCCCTTCTGTTAATTCTTCAAGTAATACTTCATCATCTTCCAAGGTATAATTATGAGGCTTTTTAGCAAATTCATCTTCTATAATCTTTCTTATTTTTTCATTCATTTACTTTTCTCCTTCGTTAATAATTTCTTGAAATTTGTTCTTATCTTTTCTCCATATCTTCTCCAATCTTTTAGTGTCTTTTTGACGAAAAGCCAGATTCTCCTTGCTTATTTTACCGTGTTTCTTGCTGTGATAATCCCAGATTACTTTTCTCATTGCAGACCAATCCATTAAACATTTAGAACAGATTTTTTGATTTCCAAATGTATCTCCGCCACATCTTATACACGCCATTATTTTTCTCCTTTTTATTTTGGTAAACTTAAATCGTATTGATACGGTAATTCATTTGCTCTGAATTGTCCTCTCGTCTTTTCTTTCTGTGCATCAGCATTATATTGAGCCTTGCTTGCGATTATCAATCCTTCTAACGATGCGATGTTAGTTACAGTTCGGCTATATTCTTTTGTATCTTTTGTTTGCATTCCAAGTTTCTTTTTCTGTGCAATATATTTTGCTTCAAGCCCTTGAATATGCGCTTTAGCATTATAGAAATATTCATAACTATACATTCTAAAATCAGCAGATTGAACTTTTTCTTGCATTCCTACAATGCCTTCTGGTTCTGCTGTAAAATATCTTACACCAAGAGATACGCCCCAAATCACAGCAAAGAATAATATTGTTGATAATATATATAAAATTATTTTACCCGTTTTCATTTTTTCACCTCCTTTGGAAAATACTTTTCCTCAATAGTTTTTATGATATATGTTGCTACTGCTCCAGTTGTTAAAAATCCATCTTCTAATGACATTATGAATTTATCTCTTCTCAATATAAACTTATCTATATCCTTAACTATCTTTTTATACTTCTCGCCTTCTTGTAACTCTTGAACTATTTCATTTCTAAGTTCTTTGGTATCCATTATAAAATGTCTCCTTGTTTTTCTTTTGGTTTTTCAACAGGAATTCTTTCTCCTTTTGCGTTCTCTTCGTATAAGTGAGATGATTCAAAATCTGCTGTCATCAAAAGACAAATATCTGGGAATTTATTTAAAGTATTATTTAAGGAAAGATATTCTTCTTTTGGAATCGAAAAGCCCATATGATATCGTATCATTGCCATTTCAAATTCTGTTAATTCTAAGAATCTCATTAAGTAAATAATTGAAGCTTCTCCATGTCCTAAATCCAAAGGCTCTGTATTATAAACATACAAATCCATTTGTTCCCATTTGTAATTTGTATTTTCATTTTTAGTCCACTTTGGTTCTATTTTATATTTCCCGATTTTGCAAACATCATGTAACAGACCACAGATAGCCATTGTATCTTCATCTATATTTCTTTTATAATCTCTATTCTTAAAATGTAATAAGCGATATACCTTCAATGAATGGTCAATTAATCCGCCCCAGACAGCATTGTGAAATCTCGTTGAAGCTGGAATATCATAAAAATCTGTAGTTTCTAGATGGGTCAATAATTTCTTCATTCCTTTTCTTTTTACTTTACTTAATATCTCGATAAATTTTTCTTTATTTTTAGACTCCATTTTCCCTCCTATACTTTTAATCCGCAAATATATCTAATCATTTTTGCATCTTGGCTATTGTCAACCTTGATATGTTTTACTAATCGATTATTGATTTCGGTATTTATTCTCATTTTTTCTTTTAATTCTGGACTGAATTCTCTCTTAACATATTTCGATTTGACCTTCTGTTTCTTTTTGCTTATTTTCTCTCTATCTTTCCCAGTTTTCCACAAATATATTCTGTTCCCGAGAGTAGAAGCACTAATGTTATATTTTCTTGCTAAATTGTTAATTGACCATCCATCTGCTTTGTCCTTTAGGATATCATCCTTATATTTATCCAGTTTTTCGTGCAATAGTTGTATTCTTTCACTTGGTAGTTTGGTCATTGGATCACCTCTTCCTGATAATCAAGTTCTTCTGGAACATCCATATCCAATTTATCCTTACTGGCATT